TAGTACCAGTAGCACTTGGTGCAGTGGGACTGCTTGGGTTCTCGGCAAACAACTCACCCTGAAACACATCCTCAGCCGCAGCCGTGATAAACACCACCGCAGAGCCGGTTAAGTTGAGTAGTGACCCTGTGCTACTTTCGTCAAGAGTACGCGAGAGAGTGGTCCCAGTACTTGTATAAGTTCCAGAACCAATCTCCCATGCGTCACCGTCCTCAAGGACATATCTTACTACGTCACTATTGGACACACCTGCGTCAGCGAAACTCTGGTAGCCAGTTTCGGCACTTCCAAGGGTAATTGTACCAGTACCTGTCGTACTGGTGCCCATTTTCGCGCGATTAACCAGAGTTACCATATGTATGCACCTTTATGCGATACGGATGATCGCGTTGCTTGCGTCTGCGGTTGGGAACTGGATCGTGAAGTCCCCGTTAGTGGATGTTTTGTCGCCACCAAAGGCCAAAACAATTACAGACTTGTCTGCCTGATCGTCGTTATAAATCAAAGCGCCATTGGCTGTGATTGTAGCTGACGAAAACGTCAAATCAGCAAAGTCAGTAAGTGCCGTTGTACCACTTGTTGTCGGCGTTACATTTGTAAGCGCAGCGCCACCAGCAGTGTACCCTGTACCGCTTGCTTCGTTTGTTGTTGAATACGCCGTTGTAGACGCATTTAGCGTAGCAGAGCTAGTAAACAAAGCTAATTTAAATGTATCACCCGTAGAAGTGGTGAAGTTGTGTGTGCCCGTCAACAGTTCTTTTTTAAAAGACGTACACATTGCTTGCGTGATTGCCATATCATAATCTCCTTATTGCTTCAGCAAGTTCTGGGTGCCCAGCATTCGTGAGGGCATTATACACACTTGTACGGTCACTGCGAATAGATTCTCGCATATAAAATGCAACGACCTTTTCCATGTGTCTTTGGAACGCTTTAGCCTGATCTCTTATGGCCGGGTGGGCGCTATCCGATACACTGATGAGTTTTTCAACACAGCGTTCTGCAACTTCTTCTGGAGTAAATCCACGACCCTCAGTTGTTTGTACATTAACAACGGGGGTTTCTGGCACATTGAGGTCCAACTTAAACATTATTGTTTATCCCTAATAACTTGACCAACCCGATAGTTTTGAGTGGTTTCCTTTGCTTCACCAAGCATTTTTAGGCCGATCATTGCCTCTTGAAACCGCTTATCATAAAGACCCATCAAATCGGCATCACCCTTCATAAAAATGTATGCCTCAGACAAAGCGCCATACAATAAACAAAGTTCAGCGTTCTCACTCAACCATGTTTTATCGTTTGCAGGATTGCTTACCGCAGTGAGACTAGAGGGACGATACATGTAGTGTAATTCCACGGCATAATTAGAACTTGGTGTGGGGGCAAGAATAAAGTTATCTACGTCAAATTGTGCGTAGTACTTTGGCTCACCTGTTACAGTTTGATCTGGATTATACGTTTGTACAAAGCTTACATCTTTAAACTCAACAAAGTTTTTATCGCCATTTGAGTCCGTATAACTTAATGAAAACGGAGCGAGAAAGTCACTAGGACATTGCAAAAAGCGGTTGCTTGAAGAAAGGTTTGCACTTTGGTTTTTAATGAAAAGACTCAATTGCACGTTTTTTAAGATGCGCTCTTCTGCGGACTTAATAAATATAGGAAGATTTGAAACAAAAGTCGTTTCGCTGTTTTCCGTATAATCCTGTATTGCCTGTTTTAGCTGATCGTATGTAAAACTCATGTTATAAGCACCGTTACTTGTCCAACACCGCCAGATAGTGCTGAAGTAGTTTCTAACTCAGAAGGCATTTGAGCCACAGCAGAAGTGGACCAGTTTCCACCCCCTAAATAAACGATCCCATTTGTGGTAATTACCATAAACGGCGTTTCGGAATTTTCTGGTTGAGGTCTTGCGTCTTTTAATGCTTGAGCATCCGACACCTTTCTAAAAGGACCTAGCTGCGGCTGTTTAGTCTCAAACTCATCTCTACCAACAAGCAAGCCGTTCCACTCTTTTCGCATATCTTTATACCGATACCGAAAACCGGACCGATCAGATATTGCGTAAGAGTTTTTACCTGTGGCAAACTTCGACATTGTTAAACCCTAAAGTATTCGTACCGAGGTACGACGTTAAACGAGGCCCTATCACGGTCTTCTGTCATAGCGCGCTCAAACTCTTCTTCATAAGCGGCTTTTAAGATTTGAATCCGTTGCGGAGCGCGTTTAATAGCAATGTAATAAGCTAAACCCGCCGCTAAACAGGGGTAGAACCTAAAAGGCATGTCCGAGCTGTTAATAAACGTGTCGGCATCTTGCATCCGAGTCAAAGCATCGTAAAAAACAATGTCGGTGCTGTTTTCAGGTACAGGCCAAAGCTGTAGGTTAGGTGTTATCTGACGATCTAAAAAGAACTGAGAAGGGCGACCTTGAGTAGTCTTGTTTGGAATGGTCAAAAACTCTTCTCGGCTGTACCTGTCTAGAGCATAGTCGGTGTTATCACGGCGAACAACTACTGAAAGAACGTCAATAACATCCGCGTCAATCAGATAATTGCCCGTTCCTTGCGTAACTGCTTGACTACGCTGTTTTATTGTCCATTGATTTAGACCGCGGTTTGCCCACTCCGCAAGCATAAGGTTTAAAGACCGTTTCGCAGTCTTTAAATCATACCCTGTTCGGACCTCTAAACCACACCGTTCAAAAGCCTCTTCAATGTAATCAGCAACGTCTAATTCAAAGTCGGATGTCCCAGATAACGCCATTTTAACCTACTTTTTAGATTTTCTAGAATACGCCATGTTACCAAGCCTTACAAGACCAATAGCGGGCCGTGAACTTGTCTTTTGCAGTGTCACACGAGTGCCGAGCCCTAAAGTTCTTGCGACGACCGGGCTGATCTTTTTTAATGGACATGTTTTGGTCACCAAACCGAACAAGCTTTATTTCGCTGCCCTTTTTAGCCAAAACGGCACTCTTTTTAGACGCGTTGGGGGTCCTTTTAGGCTTGTTAAAACCGGAAAAGGACTCCCCGCGGTATTTTATTCGTCCCGAAGGTGTTCTAGTTACGTCTTTTGTCGTAGCCATAGATCCCTCACTTCTGAATAAACAAACTCTTAGCTGTAAAACACCGTTACCGACGTACACGCGGTAAAGGTGGCTACATAGATATCTGCAACGCGAATACCCTCATCCGGAATGTTTACGGAATGAGTGTCCGAAGCGTCTAAGTCCATGTCTAAAACAGTAGAACCCCCGTTCCCGTCTGAGATAGTCAGACGGGGTGACCCGGTGGTTGTTTTAACTTGAACCTGACGTATGCGCGCAGGACCGACACCAGCAGAACCAGTGGCCGTCAAACGTTTAGCTCTTACATCAGAACCTGCCATTGAAGTCTCCTATTAGCTGAGTGCAGCGCCAACAGCAGTAACCCAAGCCGCGCCCGTGTTAATAACGATACAATACTCGTTATTTCCAGCGCCATTGTCGCTGACAATGTAAGCCGTTCCAACAGCAACGGAACCAAAAGCAGGGAGGTTAGCAGTCGTAACTACGGGGATTTGGAAACCGTTGTTGGAACGAACGGGTCCGGAAAAAGTCGATAGAGCCATGAATATCTCCTGTCGTGGCTAGTGTCAGCCGCACCATGCGACTGTCAGGAATAAAACTAGTATACAGACTATTTAAACAAAAGAAAGGGGCCACCGAAGTAGCCCCAATCAAACCTAACAAGGTTAAGTTATTAAGCTGCGCCCGGAGTCCCGAACACTGAACGCCAATCGGATACACCAAAGGAGTAACGCTCACGAGCTTTAAACCGCATGTTACCCGTGTCAAAATCGCCTTCCATGGCAGTTTTGATTGGGGAACGGTTAAAGTACTTAAAGCCGTTTGGCGCGTCAGTCTTGATGAAGTATGCGTCGCTGTCGTTCAGGAAGTGGTTAACCACCGCACCTTCAGGCAACATACCCATGGACTTCATAGCGTTGTTGTCGTTATCAGCTGTCCCGCTACGCAGGTTGGAGTTGATAACACGCTCTGCAATAAACTGAAGTTCTTTTGGAATGATGAGTTTCATACCACGAACCGCAATTTTAAGACCACGCTCATCGGTCATACCCGCAATGTCGATCAACATTTGCTCAAGAGAAGTCTCGTTGAGGTCAGCTGCAACAGCCAGAAGGTTGGTCTGGTTGCCGGACAAAGATGGGTGAGCCGCCGAACATAACGCCGCGCCATCGCCAAGAGCGTTGCCGCCAGTAGCCAAGAACGCGTTGTTGAGGATAGAAGCCGCTTTGATCTGCTTTGTTTGCGCCATAGAGCGAGCCAAAGCTTTGGTGTAACGAGACGCCAAACGATCATAGAGGTTATCCTCAATGGCTTCCTCAGTGATAGAGAACGCCAAAGCGATAGTTTCGTGAGTGTACCGCGCTGTGTAGGTCTCTTGAGCGTCGTCAAAGCTGATGGCAGTGCCTTCACCTTTAACGGGTGCTGTCGAAAAGCCCCCGAGCATAACTTCCTCTTCGAATGCTCGGTCAGAGCTTTCCTCTTCGAAGATTTCGCCATGTTCGTTTTCATAACGGTCATATTCCAAGCCAAACAATGCGTTAAGGCCGGGTTCTAGTTCTTTCGCTAGTTGTGCGCGAGAAATAGCCATTTGTTAAATCCCTTCCTTAAACGCCAGTTGAGGTCGCAGTAGTCTGCGAGTCAAAACGGCTTGTGTTTGAGTTGTAGTGAGCGTTGATTCGAACAACCAGAGGAATACCAGCAGCGGCGAAATCGTCGTTACCAGCTTCATCCATAACGCCTACAATGCGAAGCGGAAGCGTCGCGGTAGTGTTGATTGTTGAAACACCCAAAGCGGAATTGGAGCTACCTGTGTCGGTGGAACCAGTGCGCGCAGACGTACCCAACGATGCATTAGCAAAGACAGCGGCTTGCGCAGTAGCCCGGTCAGTCAAAGAAGCGTCGGACGCTACTTTAAACAACTGATTAGGGTTGTCTGCAACAAAAGCTTTTACTGGGTAGTTGGTGTCTACGCTTACTGAACCAGAACCGGGCCAGTAGTTAAGAAACACGGGTTTCTTTTGCGTAGCATCTTGATATTCTACACCCATCAGAACACCCAAAGCAGGAGTAGTACCACCATTAGTGGCACCCGCTTGGTCAATAACACCCGCTGCCGTAGGAACGACAAGACCGTATTGATAAAGTGCGTTAGTGTTGTTAGAGGCAATTTCATACTGGGTTACGCCAGTAGAGTTTGCCCCGGAGCCAACAAGACCGATAGGACGAAGACCATAGGCAGTGTTTTGATTTGCCATTTGATTTTTCTCCTAAAAGGGAGGCCCTTATTTTCGAGGACCGCCAAAGGTTACACGAGATTGACGATCCGGTTTAGAAATCGTCATGGTTGAATGTGCGTTTTCTCGCATCATATCAGAATCAACCGCTTCTAACTGGTCATTGTTGCGTTGAGCAAAATAAGCAGTTCTTTCGGCAATTGTTTCCTCTGGGATGCGAGCAAGCATCAAGCCACCCACTCCAAACACACCTGCATATTTACCTGAATCAATTACCGGGGACTCAAAATCAGGATATTCGTCCTCCCGGACAAGTTCCCAACCTTCGCGCATCTTTGCGCTGATGTTTTTCCGATCATCAAAACCACGCGTCTCAGCGCGAATCCAACGATGTTTAAAACCATCCGGTGCAGGCGGTGCATCTAACATGGACGGTGGAGCCCACGGCTTACGCGTTGCCGTCTTCTCTCTAGTCTGGTTTGCGCGAGAAGTGCGGTCGATACCTTTTTCATTCGAATTCGTCATCTGCCTTACTCCTTAACGTATTTCGCGTATTCTTCTAGCGGCACACCCAATTTCTTCGCTATTGCGACTTGGCTCGGGGTGAGTCGAACCTTTCTCCCACTACTGCGTCCAGCGTTTGATCTTGAAACCCCAGCAACCGTCTGAACGGGCCGTTTGCTAGAATTGTTTGAAGGCATATTGAACTTGCGAGCAATACGACTGTCAAGCTCACTATAGTAGTCATCGGACTGCGGGTCAAACCCTTCGTCTTCAACTAAGGTTTTATGGATGCCAAATGCAGCGTAAGTCATTGCATCATCAGACCCAAACCAAGAATTTTTCTCGGCCCAATCCTCGGCTTTTCGGTCGGGACGACGCATCTGTTGAGGTTGAGGCTGCGCCTGTTGCGGTTGAACCGCCTGTCGTTGAGCGCGTTGTTCCTGAGCGCGCTCCTGTTGAATTCGGGCCTGAGAAGCGCGGTCATTTTCAATAGATAAAGCCGTCAACTTACGATTAGCTTCAACAGCCGCCTGCGTATCACCCATCTCCATAGCGCGGGCATACTCAGCCTCTGCTTGAGTCATCTGAGTGGTTACACGAGTAGTGTACTCATTCACATAACTAGAGTCCAAGCTGTCCATGCGAGCCTTGAGTGTGTCGGCTTCAGACTGCTTCTGCTTGGCGTAATTGATAGCCTCTTGCTCACGGCGCTCGGCTTCACGCATCTTTTTAGTAAGGCGATCAATACGCTTCTGAGTGGCGTTTTCAGCCCGGTCAAAAGAATCTTCCTTGCCGCCGTCTTCCTCAGACCCTGTGTCAGGAAGCTCTATGTCCGTCGCTTCTTCTGAAGTTAGGTCAAGTTCAATTTGATTTTCGGTAGACATTATTTCCTCCTAGAAATGCAAAACATCTTCAGGGCTCTGGATTTTAGCCAAAACCTCATCGTCGTTTAAAATTCGAACCTCCCCGCCATCAATGCGGAAGCGCGACCCTGCATATCGAGCAAACATTACCCAATCGCCCTTCTCGCACCACGGACCGTGAGGAAACTTGCCCTCATCCCCGTAAGCCAGTTCTCCAACTTTGAGGACGTACCCCACCTGAGTTGAAACCGAATTTTCCTCAACAATTTTATCTGGAAGATAAATGCCGCCTTCCGTCTTGCCCTTGCCGCGATACGGAAGGATCAAAAGACGCCAGCCCGTAGGCGAAGGCATTCTATCTAAAAGGTTTTCCCCAATTTTGCTGGGGTCTAGCACCTGTTCTGCCCGGTCTACATAGGCTTTCCCGAGACCCGCAACGGCCTCCTGTGCTGCTTTCAAGTCTATTCCTTGCGCTTTAGTCAATGCTACGCTCCTGTTTATCTAGCAGGCCCTTGAGTTCCTGTTCCACGAAATTTAGGGCATCTAAGTTTCCCATAAGCTCTCGATATTGCTCTATAGACTTAACATTGCCGTACTGCATAGTATCAACAATGCTTTGTCGCCTATCCCTTATCATGCGGAAAACAGCTTCCGCAATAAATATCTCATCCATTCCCACAAAATCCCACTTTATCTGATACCGACACTACCGGGATTTAAGGGAAAGGCAAGAGAGATTTAATTTTCCATGAGTTCAAAGTGCGGCCCGTCGATAAACGGACGTTTTCCTTGGCTACGACGCAAGTCAACATAGGCGTTCATAGCCTCTTCCATTGTGCCATCCCAATCTCGGATGTCATTGATATGCCAAGCTGCACCCCACCGCACGGCCACGCCCACGTCAATAGCTCCTTGCTTCACAGCGTCTGCAAGATCGTCGTATAGATTCAACTCCCACGATCCACGCGAGCCAACATAGGCTAAAAGGTCAAGAGCGCGGCCCTCAATGTGTTTGGACTTCATCGTTTTAGATGCGCCTTTGGCTACGAGTTCACGCTGTTCTTCAATGGTTCTAAGCCCACAGATCACACCAAAGTCGGTTTTCGTATGCCCAATGGCCGCTTTTGCAACGGCGACTAAACGCTCGTCTACGCCTTCCATTCGATCAAGGCTGCGTTGTGATAGTTTAAAAGTCATTCCATTCCACCTTTCATGTCCATGATCCCATTGTGGTCACGGTTAATATATTTCAAATCGTTTTCGATCAGAGCAACTCGTTGCTGCAACTGCGTCACCTGACCAATCGAGTTAGCTAAGTTAGCCAACTCGTCCCAAACTTCTTCAATCTCATCGAAAGCATATTCCAATTCCATGGCGTTGTCCTGAACGTCCCGCTTCAGGTTCACGTTGTCTTCAATCGCCATCTTGGAACCGATCTGGCTAACGGTCTCCTCAAGACTGGCAATGGTAGCAGCTTGTTGGCTTACCCACCACACACCCGCGGCAAGCTGCACAGCCATAGCTGCTACAAGGGCTACAGGTAACTTGAGGTTTTCCATTACTTCCTCTTGAATAAAGCCTGCGCACCGCGCACACCAAAACTGGCGCTGATTGCGATACCTAAGCTGTAAAAATACCAGTCCGGCGCTTTGGAAAGTTGCTCAAAGCCACGATCTACCCATCCTTCTGCGCCGGGGATGAAAGCTAAAATCAACGGGATTGACAGCACAATTACGAACCACTCGTCTTTCCAGCTTGACTTTGCGCCCTCTGCCATAATGCGCTCCCAGTCGGCAACGCTGGTCTCCTTTGACAAAAGTATTTGGGCTTTCGC